CGTGAGTACCTCGGCGAGCTGCGTCCAGGTGCGCCTGTCGAAATCAAACCGGGACCGCTGCGGATCCCGGGCGCGGAGATGAAGATCGAGATCGATTCGCTCGGCTACGTTTCTCCCGATCACGATGACGTTGTCGATGTGATGTCATTCGCGCCTTCGTTCTGGGAGCCGGATGCAAGTGGACGCACGATGTCCGATATCGAGCTGAGGACAGCTCTCGCACGACTTCGTCGTCCGGATCCTCCGCTCGTTCTCAAGGATGGCGAGAAGAGTCTCTTCGGACTGAGCGATGAGTTCTTCGAACGAATGTGGGACGCTGCGGCGAAGAACGCGTTTCGCGTCATTGATGCGATGAAAGAGTTGGAAGAGGTACGAGTACCGGCAGACATGAAATGGCCGATGATCTTTCGTACCCGTATCTCGGGAATGGACGTTCTCGCGTATCCTCGCGATCTCGATCGAGCAGAACTGTCGATCGCTGTGACACGTGATCCGAGTCTACTCGGTGTGATGCAGTTCCGTGGTCCTGGTAGAGAGTATTGGGGGACGTTCTGTGTCGAGAACTTCGTGAAGCACTGTGTCAACGGAGGGCTTCGTCCGTGGATCGAGTCTTTGCAGATGCCTTCCGTGATTCTTGTAGAACAACCCATTATTGATGTACGAAAGCTTGTCATCAGACATCTGTATGTGCCGTCTTCGTGGGTGAGCGTTGCCAAGAAAAACTATCCGGACATCCCGTTGACCATGGATACCGATGAGCAAGAGAACGTTCGAATCGAAGTTGAGATCGGACTTCCGACCAAGACCGTCGTTGTTCCCCTCGACTTCCCTGTTCAGTTCTGAGGATCGAAGATGCGTGAGACCTACGCGGAGTACCTGCGCACCGCAGAACCCGAGACGCTGAGCGACGCTGAGCGTGAGATCCTGATCCGCGATCAGACGTGGGCTGAGGCGTTCCCCGATGAGGCAGCTCTACTCGAAAGTCTCGTCGGTCGTCGCGTGACGCTCTCGCGTCAGATGAAGACGCACTACAACGACGTGCCCGAAGAGCAGCTCACGGAGTACGAGCGCACGCACCTGACACGACTCTCTCGCATCGACGGAGGAACGTCGTTCATCGTGCGCATGCGCGTGTACGATCGACTGCTCGCAGAAGATCAGTTCGGCTTCGTCTATCTGCTTCGACTCGACTGGCTCAACAGCGTGCGTCGAGTGACTCGCACCCGCGTCGTTCGTAGGCGCGCCCGCGCGCTCGAATAGACCCATCTTGCACGATCGCATCAGCGAGCGCAGGATGCTCGTATGCGCTCGTTCGTGTCGCCGGTAGCTCCGGCAGCCCGAAAGGCACTCCCGCCTCCTGTCGTCACCGTTCCTCCGTCGCCGAAAGCCGACCCGGTGTGGCGAGGGATGTACGCTCGGATGTTGCGTGAGTCGCTGTGTCTCTTCGCCAAGGACATCCTCGGCATCGAGATCGGCGACTTCATGTTCGAGTGGGAGGACATGGTCAACGACTCTGATCGCATCGCGGTCAACGCAGCTCGTGACCACGGCAAGAGCACGTTCTGGACGTACGCGTATCCGATCTGGCGTGCGGTGATGGAGCCGGGCTGCGAGGTCTACCTGTTCAGCAAGACGCAGGAGCAGGCGTACGAGTTCCTCGACATCATCCTCTACGGCAAGGGCAACCTGCGCGGCATGATCGACATCGCCGTGCTCTCGGATCTCGTCCCGTCGCGCGAGCGCGCGAACCGCGATCCGCGCGTGCGCTTGCAGAAGGCGGATGTGAAGTTCACGAACGGCTCGCGCATTCGTGCGGTGAGCTGGGGCAAGAGCACGCGCGGCCGTCACCCGAAGTACGTCGTGTGCGACGACGTGCTCACCGACGAGGACATGTGGTCCGAGACGGTGCGCAGAAAGAACATCGAATACTTCAAGTCCGCGATCACGAACATGCCTCCGAGCGATGGGCAGCTCATCGTCGTCGGCACTCCGTTCCATGCGGTCGATCTCTACGGCTGGCTCCGGACGAACAAGCGCTACATCTTCAAACGCTACCCGGGAATCATCCGCGAAGAGGGCAAGCCGGAGCGAGCACTCTTCGCGTGGCGGTGGACGCTCAAGGATCTGTACAAGAAGCGAGATGAGATCGGACCGATCTCGTTCGCTCGCGAGATCCTCTGCGAGCCGATCACGGACGACGTCAGCATCTTTCCGTCGCATCTCTTTCCTCCGCTGCGTGACTCGACGATCAAGCTCCGACCCACGCGGCACGTCATCAAGGAACGCAAGCTCTCGGTCTACATGGGTGTCGATCTCGCGCTCAGCGCGAGCGTGGGCGCGGACTTCACCGTGATGTTCGTCATCGGGAAGGACGAAGACGGAGACCGCTACATTCTCGACATCGTGCGGAGCAAGGGACTGCCGTTCCGCTCGCAGCTCTCGCTGATGGAGCGCGTCGCACGTCGCTACGATCCGAACCTAATCTTCATCGAGGCGAACCTGTTCCAGCGAATCTTCTCCGACGAGATGAGACGCACTACGGACCTTCCGGTGAAGCCGTTCGTGACGACTGCGCAGAACAAGAACCCGCTCGACAAAGGCATCCCGTCGCTGCGTATCTTGCTGGAGAATGAGAAGTACATCATTCCGTACGACCGCGCCGACAAGTACACGATCGACATGGTGGACACGTGGGTCAGTGAAGCGTCGCAGTTCGGCTTCGTCGATGGGAAGCTGCAAGGCATCGGCGAGCACGACGACACCGTGATGGCGTGGTGGCTCGCGGAGGAAGCGTGCAAGGCAGGTGGGTTCAGCTTCGCGATTGGTGACGGTGAAGAGACCGGCGATGGAGACGAGAAGCTCGACGGCAGCGACGGCGGCGACACGGATTGGGAGCGCGAGATGGGTCTGAAAGACGACCCGACGGATGACGAAGGAGAGAGGGATGACGACGGCGACGAAGGCGACGTGGACCTGTTCGGAGATTCGTCGTAAGGTTGCCATCACTACGTGCGGAAGCGTCTTCCGCACGCAACAGGAGAAAGACGCATGAGAAACCTCGCAGCCGATGCAGCCCTGAACGTCCCCCCGGGGAAGAACGACGTCCCCTACGCCACGAAGCTGGAGCTGGTTCGCTCCATCCTCGGGTCGATGTGCGAAGGCGCGGCCGGGAAGTACACCGGCACCGGAGCGTCGCTCGACATCGCGACGCCGTTCGATCCCGCGGTCGTCTTCATCTGGGACGTCACGCAGGCGTGTCTCGGGATCAAGTTCCCGACGCTCGCGGACGACGACACTCTCCTCATCGACACGCTCGCCGTGCAAGATACGGCTGGTGGCATCACGCTGGGGACTCTCAAGTTCAACGTCGGGACCGAGGCGAAGCTGAACACGACGTCGGACGTGTGCCACTGGTTCGCGCTCGCCTTCCGCGGCAACACGGGCACCACCTGATCGATGGCGCTGGCAGCGCTGCTCTCTTCGCGCATGAAGAGAGCAGCGCGGGCGCCGCGTGATGCGGCAAGCTACGGAGAGCGGTGGGGCTCCGTGGTGTAGTTCGGAGCGATGATGGCTGAGCCGGTAAATACATCGCTGCAACTGCCTGGCTATGCCGCTGGCTCGGACGTCATTCCGGGGCAAGCGAAGAAGCTCATCGTGCGCACGCAGCGCGGCGGTGGTGAGCTGAATGCCGAAGTCGCAGCGGCGACGAGGATGTTTCGCACGCGGAAGCAGGACGAGTACATGTCCCCGCTCCCGCGTCGCGTGCAGACGATCGATGACGTGACTCACGGGCTCGGGCTCGATCGCGTCAGCGAGCAGAAGGTGAAGGAGATGGTCGGTGACACGCGCGCCGACTACTCGAAGAAGGGTCAGACGCAGCGCTCGTTCATCGCCGCTGGCGGACTCACGAGCAAGCTGCGTTCGATGAAAGAAATCCCGAGCGACGCACGGATGGAGATCGTGCGTCGCGCTCGTGCGTTCTGGAAGAACGTCGAGCCGACCGACTACGGCAAGGAGCCGACCGTGCGAGCACGCAGTGGAACGCAGATGCGTTCGGATACGCGCATCGGAAAGTCCGACGTCCGCTACGTCGTGTTGACGAAGGCGTTCGGAGGCGGAGCTGCGGAAGATGACCATCCTCCGCACGGAGCGATCCCTCCCGCGAAGCAGCGGCAGAAGCTCGTCGTGCCGACCGGCGGAGCTGCGCCTCCGGGGAAGGGACGTATCTCTGTGCTACCCGGCGGCG